TGTAGACATAAACAGTTTACCAAATATGGGTGGTAAATTTGTTATTGTAGGTGTTACAGCAGAGGGTATTGCCAACCCTGTACCTACTCCAAGAGGCAATATGTATCCACAGCATATACAAGCACACATGCTACAGAATTTTATAGATGGATCAAACATACAGCGGAACCAGTTATCGTCGCTTATAGAACTTCTGTGTGCGTTTATGGGCATGGTTTTAATAGCCATCGCGGTGTACAAATTACCATTACTGTGGACAGCACCTATTTCACTGCTGATTTTAGGTGGAGAAGCATATGGTAGTGTGTGGTTATATCAAAACAAATTACAACTATTAGATGCTACTTTTCCTGTATTAAGTGGCTTCTTAATTTTTACACAATCAGCATTTAATAACTTCTATAAACAATACAAATTACGTCAACAAATTAAAGGACAGTTTGGTACTTACATATCACCCGACTATGTAGATATGTTAGTTAAAGATCCTAGTTTAATGAAATTAGGTGGCGAAAGAAAAGAAATGAGTTTTATGTTTGCTGACATTGTCGGCTTTACACCTATATCAGAAAAGTATATGAAAGAAGATGACCCTGAGGGATTAGTAGAACTCATAAACAGTTTCTTAGATAAAATGACAAAAATAGTTTTAAAGAATGGCGGTACAATAGACAAGTTCATGGGAGATTGTATTATGGCATTTTGGAACGCACCTTTACCATGTGAAAATCATGCTGAGATGGCAGTTAAAACAGCAATGGAAATTGAACTGCTTGGCGACGAACTAGAGAAGGAAATGGAAGAACGTGGATTGCCTAGAGTTAAATTTGGTACTGGTGTAAACACAGGTACATGTATTGTTGGTAACATGGGTGCTGAAACTAGATTAGATTATAGTGTTGTAGGCGATGCTGTAAACTTAGGTGCAAGATTAGAAGCACAAACACGTCAAGAAGATGTGCCAATACTTGTTTCTGAATTTACATACCTGGAATGTCCTGGCATAGCATTCTCACAACTAGGCGAAGTTACAGTAAAAGGTAAAGAAGAACCTGTTAAAATTTATACACCATTATTTGACGGCGAAGCAAGAAAACTATACAAATAATTATTCGTCGGGCGACCAATGTTCCATAGAACGGAAAACACTTCTTGCAGTAACTAAATCCTTTTTAAGTTCTAACAAGTAAAAAAATTCAAACGGCTTTTCGCCAATTTTTTCTAATGGATAATGATATGTTGATGTAATTTTATCAATTGCTCTAATGTCTTTTGTAACACAATTAATTATAGTATTACGCCATTCAGCATCCATAAACAAATTTAAAACAAAAATGTGTACTTTACTTTCTGGATTATAACTGTTCATTATATTTAACAGTTCATAATATAATGCTCGAATAGGATTTAAGTTTTCTCTATATTTAGAACTTACAATAGGAAAACGCCACTTGTCTTCTTTAGTACATTGATGCTTGTAAAAATATGCATACTCTTCCATAAAAGATTCATAAATGTTTTCTTGGCTCTTACGCAATCTACTTGCAAGAATACGTCTAATCTTATTTAATAATTTAAGATGATACTCGGATAATATGCCTTTGTATATAACATGCAAGTCGTCAGGGTTCATTCTACCGTCAATAAATTCGGCTGGAATCTCGTTGGACTTTGCAAATTTAATAAGTAAATTTTCTAGTCTAATTTTTTTAAAATCTATTATGTCGGACATTTATGTAAATCTAATATAGTTTTAAGTTTTTCGTTACCCTTGTTATAACTAAGTGTTGCTCTAGCACCTTCGTGTAATGGCTTAGGCCATGTGCCGATATTTACCCAAGCATAACCACAACTTTCACCGTTTAGATTAGGCATAAATTCTTTTTCTATGACTGCAACAAAACTGTAATACATAAAATTTTTATCCTTGCTTTGATAAACATCTATAGGATTTAGTTTATTAATATCAGGTACTAATCCTAACTCTTCGTCTAACTCTCTTGTTAATGCTTCATAAGGTGACTCGCCTTTTTCAACAAGTCCTCCCCAGAATCCCCAAGTGTGTTTATGTCGTTTGTCGCTGTTTCTGAATTGTAAAAGTACACGTTCGGTATCAAGTGCTAGGAAAACTGTTCCTACACCTACTACGCCTTTAAAAGGTTCTACAGGACTAGTGTCCAGTATCCCGGATTGTATTCCCCCTCGTAAATGCTCAGCCATTGTGTTCCCGTCCATTTATATACTTTGTTTGTATTTAAGTTCTTTGTAACTGCTGTACTGTCAGAGTTGGCACTTGCATCGTAAGATACATTCCAATTAGTGCCGTCAAATTCTATAATATCATTTGCTGACGCATCTACGTTCCACTCCGGATATCCTGATTTAGAAAGATCCTCTGTAATTAAGTATCTTTGTCCTATTGCTAAGTCGGATAACGTACCATCTCCTGGTATGTTATTATGTGGATTGATAATTTTTTCTATATTGCCTATTGTAGAAGCAGGCAATGTGTCTGTGTCTAAGTTAAAAATTAATTGCGAATCATCTGTAGGATGTTTTGCAATAGTTCCAGCAATGTCTTGTGAATCATCTTCTAAGTCATTAATTATTTTTAACTTTAATATACTGGTATTGTCTTTTAATTCTTTATCGTACATTGCCAATAAATCAGTCCAACTCTGCATATTAACTCCACCTGAGTCATATAATGTTGCAGAATTGCCTAAAATACTCAACCTGTAATTACCTGGCGAAACAATTAGTCTTGATTGTATATCAAAACTTCTAAAGAAATCTGCTATATCTTCATCATAGCCAATCTCACTTAATGCTTGTCCACCAAAGTCAGTAATTATATTGCTGTGAATTTCGTGTATAATACTTTGTCTTTTAACTTTTGCAGGTGGATTAATCCAAATAGGTAATGTAAACGTCAATGTTGTTACATCTATTTGTTCATCTACGCCTGCAGGAATACTTCTATTAGTAAACTGTATATCTGTTAATTCAACTTCTACAATTTGTGTCCAATCAAAAGGATTAGAGTTTTGTTGTAATTGTATTGTTGGGTTAAACAACACTAATATTTGTTCCATTAATTGTAATTTAGTATCAGTGTTAGGAGTCCATATATCAACTTGCATAGTTAAATTGTAAGGAACTGGCATATACCTGTTTATAGTATATTGGTTCCCTTGCGTACTTTCATAACTTTGTGTATCATTATTAAACTTTCTTTCAGTTATACTTTTTGTATCTGTAAAGAAAGGATCTTGAGTTCTATCTCTTGCGATCTGCAAACTTTGAATACTTACACCTATAAATGGTGTGCTGTTGATTACGTTCTCTGAATTTTGTCTTAGTATATGCGAAACCATTCTACTAGGATCAGCATATCTTATAGGAACAGTATTGTATTTTTCGTCTTCGCCGTCCCTACTACCTTCTTTGACCTTGAATGCATGAAATATTCTAATAAATTGTAGAATATATCTTCTAATTTGTTCATCATACCAGTACTGCATTATTAATTATCCGTCTTAGGTTTTACAACTTTACTTAGGTTTGTTCTTTCATCAGTTACAGTACCATCTGTGTTTGTTGTTTGTGTAGTGTTATTTATAAATCCATCTAGGATTCTATTGGCACTAGAGAACACTCGTTTCGTATCATCTGCTATTTTCACCCAACGATTGCCTGACTTTTTAAATATCCTACTAGGATTAAAATCAGTTCTTAAAAAATAATCTCCATCTGATGATGCTAATGGGAATGTTATACCACTTCCTAAAAGTTGTGCACCATTAGGAGCACCTTCGATTGTTCCAATAAATGGTTTACCCTTGGCATTCTCATCTACAAATAAATGAGCACCAGCGGCATAGTATGGATCGTGTGGTACATTATTTTCTGCTTGTTGAACAATAGCATCAGAAATATCAATTTCGTCTTTGTAAGTACTAATAACATTTCGTAAATCGTCCTCTTCGTCGCCATATCCAATAATATCTCTGTATTCTTGACTGTCGCTTATTGGTCCTAGTTTACATCTCCACATGTGAGGCCACCAATTTGGATCAAATCCTTCTGAAGGCCTACTTGCATCTGTGATTACATAGAATCTGTTTATAGCATCTTTACGTT